GGCGACTTAATTGGAAAAATGGATCATCCCCACGATGACGAACACGTGGATATGGGTGGAGAAAAAGCTGTTGTAATCGGAGATGATCAACCTGTAGACGAATTCGCCAACGAGCCTGCCCCAAGTAATTTGCCTTTACCAATGGCTGGTGATGATTTACATAAGCCTCACGGCAACTATCCAGCTACACAACCTGGTGATAATCCTATGGCTGTGTCAAGAATTCGTGAAAATTTATCTAATTTATATAAAAAATATCAATAACATTGTAACCAAATCTTCTAAATAGGCTCATAGAGCCTATTTTTTTCTGTAAATACATTATGGCTGGAAAAAGTTTAGATGGTGTCTTAATTAAAAAGGCACATAAGCAAACAACGTTTACTAATGAACAGATTGAAGATCTGATGGCCTGTAGTGCCGACAATGGTTATCATTACTTCTGTGAAAAATTCTTTTATATACAGCACCCAGTAAAGGGAAAATTATTATTTGAACCATTTGCTTATCAAACTAGACTGCTAGATGCTTATCACTTTCACAGATTTAATGTAAATCTATTACCACGTCAAATGGGTAAAACTACCTGTGCAGCAGGGTACCTATTATGGTATGCTATGTTCCACCCAGATCAAACAATATTAATTTCTGCACACAAGTATACAGGCTCGCAAGAAATTATGCAACGTATACGATATGCGTACGAGCTTTGCCCCGATCATATACGATGCGGTGTAACAAACTATAATAAAGGTAGTATAGAATTTGATAATAATAGCAGAATAGTTAGTACAACCACAACAGAGAATACAGGTCGTGGTATGAGTATTAGTTTACTTTATTGTGACGAGTTTGCCTTTGTTCCGCCTAATATTGCTGCGGAATTCTGGACTTCAATTTCGCCTACCTTGGCAACTGGTGGTAAATGTATTATAACAAGTACCCCAAACAGTGATGAAGATACATTTGCTACAATTTGGAAAGAAGCTAATAAAAAATTTGATGAGTACGGAAATGAGCGCGAAATCGGTGTAAACGGATTTTATCCGTTTACTTGCAAATGGGATGAGCATCCGGATAGAGACGATTTGTGGGCAACTGAAGAGCGTGGACGAATCGGTGAAGAACGATTTCGAAGAGAATATAATTGTGAATTCTTAGTTTACGATGAAACTTTGATTAATAGTATACATCTATCGGGTATGGAGGGAAAAGCTCCTATACTTAATATGGGGCAGATTCGTTGGTATAAGAATCCTAGCAAAGAATTCAGCTATGCTGTTGCATTAGATCCTAGTCTTGGAACAGGAGGAAACAATGCTGCAATAGAAATATTTGAGCTTCCAAGCTTTACCCAGGTAGGAGAATGGCAACATAACTTAACACAGATTAGCCAGCAGGTTAAAATAATGCGAGATATTTTAAAATATATTGCAGAGTGTGTTGGGGAGGATAATTCTAATAATATTTACTGGAGCATAGAAAATAACAACATCGGTGAAGCTGGATTAATCTGCATAAGAGACTTAGGTGAAGAGACTTTCCCTGGATTGTTTGTTAGTGAACCTATAAGAAAAGGGCACGTTCGTAAATTTAGAAAAGGGTTTAATACTACACACAAGAGCAAAATAAGTGCCTGTGCTCGATTAAAATATCTAATAGAATCAAACAAAATGTCAATTAATAGTAAACCTTTAATATCTGAATTAAAATCTTTTGTGGCTAGTGGCATTACTTACAAAGCAAAACTTGAAGAGCAAGATGACCTGGTTAGTGCTTGCTTACTAATTGTTAGAATGACACAAATTTTAGCTGATTGGGACAGTAAAATCTTTGATGCTTATAGCACTAATGAAGCTTGGGATGAAGAAGATTACGAACCACCAATGCCCATTTACATTTCAACTACCCTTTGATAAATATAGTTATGGAAAAAAACCTAGAAAATGTTGCTGTAGAGCTTTTTGGGAAATTAAGGACACAGTTTCCTAGCATTAAGCTACGAGATAAAGATGAAGATCCTACTGATAGGCCTAAAGATGCAAGGTTTTTTGAATTTAATTATGTAAAAAATAATATAGATTTAGGCACAATAACAATAAGCATAGATGATAACCCTGACAAGGAAAGTGATGGGCTTGTTGTGATGTATAGTCAAGACATTGTTGCTAATCAACCAGAAATGGTTAAGCATCAATGGTTCAGATTTTTAGAAAGTCTAAGTGATTTTGCTAGCAGAAATGTTATGGATTATAATGTCCGTGATATTACAAAAAGCAATTTAGACCCAAGACAACAATTATATCTAGCAAATAATCGCGGAGATGGCGTAATGAGTGAAAGTAAAAAATTATGGGGAACCTCGAGAACTAGTTTTCAAGAAATGGGCGAGGCAAAATTAATAGTTAAGCATAGTAAACCTGTCAATTACGACATACCAGCTGGAAGGGCAATGCACATTGAAAGCATCTTCGTTGAAAATGCAGAAGGTGAGCGTTTTAAATATCCATTTAAACATTTGAATGGTGCCAGAGCTTTAGCAATGCACGTTGCACACGGCGGTAACAGTTATGATTCTATTGGACAGCATATTATTAGCTTAAGCGAAGAACTTGCTAAACTACGTATGTTTAAAGGTTACGTTGATCGTAACGAAATGGTCAGCGAAGCAATGGGCAATATTAATAGTAAAGTGCTAGAACGTATTGATCAAGTTAAAAAAGAAATACATAGTCTACAAAATAAAACATATTATGAATCATTTGCAGAAAGTTTTACAGAAAGCGATGCGATAGAGATTCCAGAAGATATTATTAACGATTGGGTTGATCGACTAACTATCCGTAGTTTTAATGAAGAACTTAAAAATGTATTTCCATATATCTATAAATTAGTGGGCGAACAGAGTAACTTAGTAAAAGAGCTTACTCCAGACGATTTAATTAATGGTAATAGTATAAAAGATCCTGTAAATGAAATTGAGTCTGAGCTTAAAGAACTCTCTGATTTCGAATCTTATATGAATGATCTTGCGGTAACTGAAGCAGAAAAAGATGATGATCCACCATTTGACCCAGATCCTCCAAAGAAAGATAAAGAAGCTGGTGATAAGGCAGAACACGGTGGGCATAGTCGTGCAAAGCACTTAGCCAAAGCAGCAATGGAAAAAGCTAAAAAAGCAGGAGCTAAAAAAGAAACCGTTATTAATATCGGTGGCCAAGATATGACACTAGGCGAAGCAGCTAAAATGGTTGGCATAGATCCAGATGAGTTTTTTGTCGAAGGCAAAGGACAAACTGAAATTATTGAATTTATTAAATCAATGTTTGATGAACATACAGGTCAGTTTCCCAAAGGTGAGGAAGGTGTCAAGATTGCTGTAGAAAAAGAGTTCGGTGAAGGTGCTGGTCAAATAGCCGAAAGAGTTATAGCAGAACTTGGACAAGTGTTTGAATCTAAAAGAATTATGAAATTAGCCGGTTTGGCATAAATTCTCGTAATTTAGCAGCCTTTGAGGTTGCATTGATAAATAAAAACGCATACAATAACACGTATGCGTTTTTTGTTTAACAGGTGTTAAACAATATAGGCAAAATATAGAGGCTAACAATAGGAGAAACATTATGGCATCTTTAGCAGAAATTCGCGCAAAATTAAAAGAACAAGAGTCTCGCTCAACCGGCGGCGAGCGTACAGGCGGAGATAATTCAATCTATCCGTTCTGGAACCTAAAAGAAAATACAGAATCCACAGTCCGTTTCCTTCCAGACGGTGACTCAAACAATACTTTTTTCTGGGTTGAAAGAGCAATGATTAAATTGCCATTTCCAGGAATTAAGGATTCAACAGATAATAAACCAGTAGTAGTAAATGTTCCTTGTATGGAAATGTATGGTGAAACCTGTCCAATACTTAGTGAAGTACGTGGGTGGTTTAAAGATCCTAGTCTAGAAGATATGGGTCGTAAATATTGGAAGAAACGTAGTTATATTTTCCAAGGATTTGTAGTAGAAGATGGACTAAAAGAAGAATCTAGACCGGAGAATCCAATCCGTAGATTTATTATTGGTCCTCAGATTTTCCAACTCATTCGTGGTGCATTGCTTGATCCAGAAATGGATGATCTTCCTACCGACACCGTTAATGGTGTTGATTTTAAATTAATCAAAACCAGCAAGGGTGGTTATGCAGATTATAGCACCAGTAAATGGAGCCGTCGTAGTCGCCCATTAGGAGATAATGAAAGTTCTGCGATTGAGAAATATAACTTGTTTAATCTTAAAGACTATCTTCCTAAGAAGCCAGGAAATGTTGAAGTACAGGTTATCAAGGAAATGTTCGAAGCATCAGTAGATGGTGAGCCTTTTGATATGGAACGTTGGGGACAATACTTCAAACCAGCTGGCATGAGTTCAGCAACTGGAGACCCTACTGCTCGTACTGCTAAAGTAGCAGCACCGGTAGAGGAAGATTATGACGACGAGCCAACTGTGACTAAGGCGTCGCCTGCTCCGCGAGCAGAAGAATCTAAACCTGCTAGCGCAGGTGGTAGTAAGGCAGAAGATATCCTTGCTATGATTCGTAATCGTAAGCAACAATAAATTACAGGCTAGGTTAACCCCTAGCCTTCTTCTCGGAGAACAGTAATGGCAAAAACAATAAAAATTAATGAAAACTTTTCTCTGAATTACAGTAGTCGTGAAGCAGACAGTGGAGACACTGTTATGGATTGTAACATTAACTTTGATAATCCTAAAGATGACTCAACGGTAATTCATAGATTGAATACTTGGCTTAAAGCCATTGGTAGAACTGATATTGAAGTT